ATTGAGTACCCAGCCGAACATGAATGTTTCCTGCGACCTGTCACGCTCGCAGATGGCCATGTAATGAGCACCCTGCAGGCAGTTGAGCATTCTGGCCATGACCTTGACGCCCGACATGCCGCGCTTGATGAAGAACGCTTGGAAGGCCTGCGCAGTCTTGGCGCCAACGACACCATCAACGATGAGGTCGGCATAATCCTCCCCATTACGGTTCAAGGCATTCAGCGTGCGCTGGAAGAATGCGCCGGCGACGGATGTGCCCATATTGACGGCCGTATCGAATAACTCATGGGCAATCGGGCTGGCAATGACATCAATGGAAGAAAGGTTCAGCGGGTCCCAATAGCGACGCTTGTAGACCTGCTTTGCAAACAGCAGGGGCATGTCGCGCATTTCACCTTCATAGCCTTCGGCCCTGGCAACGCGTTCGGTGATGCCGTATTTTGTTTTACCACCGCGATCTGCAGGATGGTCTGAATACTCGCCCTCGATGCCGACTGTGTGAGTGAACGCCAGATCGAAGCTCACGGCTTGCCCCACATGCTTTGCATCTTCTTGGTTGCATACTTCTCGAACATGAAGATGGCGCGGCTTCCCATGTGCCCACAGATGCCGACGAGTGCAGCAGTCAGAAGGTCGTTCAACCCAGCTGCCTCACACAGCAAAAACGTAAGCATGCCGGCGAACGAGGAAATGACCAGCTCGCCGATCAGCTCGGCGAAGTTGAATGCTCGAGCTTCCCCGGCTTTCACTTTGGAGATGTACGACACCAAACCTCCCCAGGCTGAAAGCAGGAATACCCATGCGTATGTGATGAGCGCGTAATTGGTTGGGTCTTTCTCTGGCATTAGTATTCCCCGTGTTTGCGTAAATAAAAGCCGCCCGCAGGCGGCTGGTTTGTTATTCGAAGTAATCTGTTATTGGTGGAAGCCCTGCAATCAGATCGGCTTCAGTCGGGATTGGGTCGGGGTCAACTTCACGCGTGCAATCGGCAATCTTTTGGATGCCATAGGCATAGACAGCATCACGGAATTTCACTGCTGCGCGGCCTTCTGGACCAAATGTCGGATGTTCGGAAGTCGCATAAGTCACCATGGTTCTGATGGATTCGTAGCGGTAGGAATTCGCTACCTCATCAAGGTGACGGTCTAGCGCACGCTCTAACCTTGCAATAACCTGCTCCGCAGTTTCTTGTTCTGGCTGTATGGTTACGCTTTGCCCATCAACGTACAGGTCTGGGCTGTAACTGCCTTCATACGGAAAGCCGCCATACACATCGCAATGAGCCTGTGCTGCGTCAGCCGTCTCGAATTCCTTGTACTTGGCAACACGGTTGTTTTCTACTGCAACGATAGCTGTGTACATGATTACCATCCCATCCAGTTGAGAGTGCCTGCATCGAATACAGGGGTACCTGATACCGTAGTCAGACGGAACGAAGTGAGTGCGCCGGAGAGCGATTTAGTACAAGATGTTCCCCCAGAGGCTGCGGTATTGCTGTAACTTGTGGTGATCTGCGCCATCCAGGTGTTTGTGCTTGGGTCTTGAATAACCAAGTGAACAACGACGTGCATCACTGAGTCTGCGGCGGTAGAACCTATGTTCAGCCCAGCGGTAGATGAAAATCCTGATCCTTGATTGCTGTTAACAGATGATACATAAGGCCCGGCATAACCGGTCGTTTCGAATCCGCCGCTGTCTCCTAGCTGTCCTATGATGGGAGAGGTCCCATTGGTAGAACCAGCGGACCACATAATAATGATGTTGGTCATCCATGAGGGGAAACCGGTGATGTCAATAGATGTGCCGGAGGTGGTGTTCTGGGGTGTGCCAATGACAACAAGACCTTGCCTGATTGCATCGACTGAAGGCACCCTTGCAGAGTCTGTGCCGGTGGCCATTTCAGACGAGGTTGCAAGCTCTGAGACGCCTTTTTGTGTAGTCGAGGCATCAGGTACTGCATCCGAATTCAACGTCCAGACAGAGCCTGCACCGGAAACGGTAATGTCTCCCTTGTCGCCGTCGGAAAAAGCTGCTGCTGCAGCTTGAGCTATTATGGCGGCTGCTTCAGCGTTTTCCTCATGCGTGGCTGCATTGGCTTCGCTGGCGGCTGCGTTGCTTTCACTGGTTGCCGCAGCTGTTGCGCTTGCAGCAGCTGCATCCGCGAATGCTTCTGCTTGGGCTGGTAGTTCGTCTGGGTCAAATTCGGAAAGGGTAAGATTGCCATCGTCATCAAACATCAGGGCCTTGCGGGTTCTGTCTGCGGCATCTTCCGAAAGAACTTGATCAGTAGCAGTATCGAATGGCAGCTTTATCGCAGAGATAATCTTTTGGCCGAGCTGCTGTATAGCCATCCAGATGCGATCAAAGTCGCGGTCTACTACTTCCTCTTGAAAATCGCCCTGATACTGATAGTCGGTCTCGCGGGAAAGGGGCAGTTCACGTTTGCGCAGTACCTTTACACCATTGGCAGGCGCAACCGAGAAGGTTATCGAGCCACCTGAAGGGTCGCCAACGCCGCTGACGGTAAAGCCGGATACCTGCGCAACGCCGTCCAGCTCAACTATCAGGTCGTCTTCTGACAGCAGGTAGAACGTGTATGGAAAGACTGTGGTTACACCGTTGGCAGTTGAACTGTTGTAGGGTGTTTGAACTGATACCGGCATGCTGGCGCCCTCATGTTAGGTCTCAAGCGTTACCTCATAAACGCCTGAATTAGTGCGCCAATCTTGCCTCTTATCCGCTGTCGGTTTCCCGACTATCTTCCCGATGCGAACCGGCTCTTCGCTGATGGCCCCGGCCCCTGAGTCCAGGTGATCATCCACCTGATTCGTGATGGCTGGGTTCCAATCCCGCATCTGGTCCCACACCGTATCAAGCACATCCACATGCGCCCAAAGGTATTTTCCTGAAAGCGCAGGTTCGTATGCCTGCAGGATCTTCTCGTTCTTGTTGCCGGTTTCATGGATTTCGGTGATGCCAGCGGTGATGCCGCGAGCCTTGAATGCACCGCGCAGGATGGCTGGCGTATGGCCGCCAATGCCGTTGGTTTCCACCACAACACGCGGCAGGTTCAGTGCTTCGACCACATCGCAAATCTGCCATACCTGGCCCCCGATTACCTTGCCTCGATCATCAAATTCCGCAACCTCACCAGTGAGCTCCAGCGCGAGATGCCAATACATGCGCCCGAGTGCGTCCTGCAGCATCACTGAGAAGGAAGAAATATCGGAATTGACCTTGCCGGATGATGGGTCCCATTTTGCAGTTGCGCTGACAATCTGCACGCCACCAAGCCACATCGTGAGATTGCGGTTCGCCCACCTGAATTCTGGCTGACAATCGTATGCAATAATCTTCTCGGGGTTGAGCCGAACCTGCGTTAATGGCTTGGAATGCAGCTGATACTGTGAATCCCATTCGTTGATGGTGCGGGTACGCTTGCGCCGCTTCACCATTTCTTCAGTCGTGAATCGCTCCGGCCAAGCCGAACCGGAATACAAGTCGACCAGTCCGCCAAGCACTTCCGCGAACACGATGCGATCGGAAATAATGCGGAAGTCCTTTCCTTCTTCCAGGGCCCGCGTGTTTTTGCCTATGCCGTGGAAAACGAATTCTGGAATGAAGGGTATCGGGTAACTGAGTTTCGCGGCGTCATCTATGCGGTGTTCGTGTTTAAACATTTTGATGGTCAGGCAGTTTGCACCTGCCGCCTCCATTTCGTCATAGATGCTGTCATGCGTGTGAGGGGTACCGATGAAGAGCTGATGGCCTCCAGGCACCATGATGTGCGTCTGTTCGCCCAAGCGATAGCGCAAGTTTTCGCGGGATTCTGCTGTCTTGATGTTCTTCGGAACTTCGACGTCATCGTTCTGGCACATGTCGGCACGGGCTGACGTCACGTTGGAGAGGATGCCTTTCACGTACATGCTGGCATTCCGCGGATCGGTCGAACCTTCCACCCACCATGCTTCAATGCCACCGTCGCGGAACATGCCCTGCGTGAGCGGGTGATTGCGCAGAACATTCTGTGTGCCGCGACTGGTTTTGTATGCCGTCTTGTCGGATTCAGACTGATGCAGAATGCGGAACTCTGGGTTGCAGTAGTAGCACCAGGCGTTGAACACTTCCAGAATGGTGGACTTGCCGAACCCGCGGAAGCATCGCAGCACCGATAAATCACCCGTTGTCTCCAGCCAGTTACAGGCCAGAATGTGAATATCGGGAACCTGCCAGTTTCTACGTTTCGCCCAGATCAGGAAGAACGCGAGGAAGCTAATTCTTGGCTTTGCCATGAACCTTTATGTCGTAATTGGCTTTGTTGGCTGGGTCGTTGATGCGCTTCATCAGCTTGGCGGCTTCTTTCTCGGCATCCTGTATTTCGCGGTCCATGTCCTCTTCCATCACACCGGCACTGCCGCCGCCAACATTGCCGCTTGAGGTGTTTCTCTTGATGATGCCGGTCAAGACGCTAACGCGGGTAATGAGCGCGATGGTGGCGACTGCGTTTTTCTTTTGCCAGTACCGGTCACCGCGTATCGTCTTGTCCTGTTGATCGACGGGAATTGTTGCCCCCGGCCATTTGCTGACATCTGCTTCCGCAATAAAAACATCGGTGAGGTTTTCCGATATTTCCTGAAGTTTTTCGAACTGGTCCTGCCGCATGGTTATTCTCCTACCGCATTGCCGAAATCAGGTGCGCGCTCGGGCAAGGGTTCGCCCGGTTCCCACCAGAAGCCTTGACCCCAATCGCCTTCAGCTCTGCGCTTTACGCGAGACATGTAGCCAGGGGAGAGCATTTCTTGTAAATCCTGCAAGGCCATATGATCGAGCGCGGCCTTGGCATACCACAGGTTAATAAATGGGGTATGCGAACGGGCATAGCGGAATGCCTCGGCCCCGACATGCGTTTCCTCACCCTTCATTGCTTCGCCGATATTGCCGAATACGAGATCGGTACCTTCGAAGGCTGTGCCGACTACTGGCCCAAGCAGGTTCATCCAGTTCGGTACCCCTGCGCGATTTTGTCCGCCCATGCCCGTATAAAGTATGTCGCCGAGGATGCCGACGCCGCCGCCCTGTGCGAAAGCCGCGCCCCAGAATTTTCCGGTTGTCATGTCACGCGGATCCTTGCCGTTGATCATGTCCTTGAGTTGCAGAGCAAGCGCCCCGAACATAGTCATACTAGTTGCCAGGGTGACAGCGTATTTCGTTTTGGATGCCGCACCTGGCTGCTCGAATGCGCGCCGCCAGTGACGGGAAATCATGGACATCGGGAAGCCTTTGAACAGCATCACTGACCGGGCTATTTCACCCTGCACAGTGCCCTTCTGTGTGCCTCTCGTAATCGCTGCACGGGTCATCAGGTCTTGACCGAGGGAAGCGTATTCGGCTTCATCCGTTATCACGCCCAGCAAGCGGGAAACCGCTTCATTGCGTAACCGTTCAGGATTGCCGAGAGCCTCTAACTCAGAGTCAGGTATCTTGCGGATGGCTTCCGGTGTCAGCATGGCCGAACCCTTCCAGCTCTCCAGCTGCGCCTTTTGCCATACCTGCCAGTTTTGTTCCGTCACACCCTTGGCCGCCATGTGGCTGCGGTCTGCCTTGTCGAGCTTCTTCCAATCCAGCCGGGATATTTTTCCGAGTCCGCCCATCATCGTGACCGAGAAAGCCCTGCGGATTGAATCCGTCCACGCCTGCAGTAGTGACATGCGCATGGTCGCGTTGGCAAGCGTTGAAGTCCATCCGTCCCCTATGTTGCCTTCGGCCCAGCGGTTCATATCTGAAATGATGGAATCGGAGATCAGGCCGGCGCGCGATGCGAACTCCTTCATGTCGGACTTTTGAGAAAGGCCGCGGACCAGGTTGGTCACGGATTGAAGCAATGGCAGGCGGTTGAAACCTGTGGTGATGAAGTAGGTCGGAATGTCGGTAACCGATGAAATGAACGCACCCTGCAGCTTGCCGAAAACTTCCACGTTGCGAATGCCCTGCGCGATGTCTGCGAAACGCTGATGCACGGGCTGATTGGTCTTTCCGGTCAGCGATGCCCACATGTCATCAGTTGTCACCAGGAACGGGCCTTGCATCTGCTCCTGCCCATGGTCTTTCAACGCAAGGTCATGCAGTGTGCGATACATCTGCTCTGGATTAGGCCCGAATGTTTCCACCATGCCGATGTCTTTTGCTAGGCTGGCTACATGGGCCTGCATGGCGGTGAACATGTTGCCGTGCCCGAATTCGCCCATGTAGGACAGATAGCTTTCGGCATCCTTGAAATGGATCTGGCGGCTGTCGCTGTGCCGGTTGGCAGTCATGCCGTTACCGGTACGTGCGCCGGGGTTCATCTTGTTCAGGCCTTCAGTGGAAATCGTTTCGTGCGCTGCCTTGAGCAAGGCGAAAATCTCAATGTCGCTCATTGCTGTGCCATCGACGTTGAGGTATCTGGAACGGTCAAGAAGTGGCATCACCTTTACCGCCCAATCATCTGCGGTTAGTTCACGCACTTTCAGCGCATCATGCGGCTGTGGCAGGTAGCCATAATCCAGCTTGCCAATATCACCGCCCGCACCGTTGAATCGCGCGCGCATCAGCTCTATGGTGTCGAGCCAAGCCTTTGCACCGGCCTTCGCTATCTGATTGCCGGAATCCTTGCCGAATACCTCAAACGCGAAATCACGCATCTGGCCAGCGTCGTGCATGAAGCCAAAGAAGCGAGGTTCGACCGCCTGGATGGTGTCGCGCAAAGCGCTGAAGTATTCACGTCCCACGCCCTTGATATATACGTCAGCGTTTTCCAGCTGCTTCGCCAGCCCATTGAATGCGGTTTTGCCTTGTACCTTGGCATCGGTGAGCACCTGTGCATTGCGGTCATAAGCGAGGATGGTGCGCGCGATGCGCTGCTTCTTCTTCATGGCATCACCTACCAGTTGGGAGGCTGCTTCTTTCGCTGCCAAGTCCATGCGTTCGGCGAGTGACAGGCTTCGCCATTTCTCTACATTACGGCGCGCGATATTCACCATGGATTGCTGAATGCGGTCCTCGATGTTCTTTATCTCGCTGGCATTAAGAGGGCGCCCAACTGCTGCTGATACTGCGTCCACACAGATTTGTTTCATGCGCCGTTCCTTAAAAAGCACTGCACCGCAGCCTCAAAGCCTCTGGCTTCCGTCTGGGCGAGATTGATTGATTCATCAGCTTGCGCAAGAGCTTCACGCGCGGAAATGGTGATGGCGTTCCCGTCTGTATCCAGATCGCCGGTTGGGATATACATGTCGCCGGTTGTGTCCAGTACGGTGATTGATTCGGTGACTGCGGGGTCGGCCTGTGCATCAGCTTGCATTGGGCTGGCTTCAAGTGGGGCATTCGAATCAGGCTGCACAATCGGCGCTTCAGGCGCTGGTTCTGGTGGCAGTAACTCGGCCTGTTCTCTGCTGGCATCAGTCTTCAGCTCATCCGGCAGCATGGCGATACGTTCATTCACGATGTCAGGATCAGCAGCTGACATATCCACGGAAACAGGTTCGTTGTTGTCGAGCTGATTGCGTACCGTTTCCAGTGCCGCAATGCTCTTGTTCTGGCGTTCAATGTCGCCGGGTTTGGCAAGCGCTGACTCATTGACCTTGATGGCTTCCTGAAGGGCGAAGGCCGCTGCTACATCATCAGGGCTGGAGGCACGCACCCGCATGCCGTGAGCAAGTGCACCGACAGCACCGGCGGGAAGTATCGAAAGGGCAAGGTTGGTCATGTCGAAAGGGTCATAGTGGCGGGCGATTTCGGCATAGTCGGCATCTTCGAGGATGCTCTGTATCGCAGACGTTTCCACCATATAGCTACCGGGTCCGCCAACCGCAACAAGTCCAGCCGTTCCCCATCCCGTTGCAGCGGCAGCAGGCAATGCAATGCTGACCGCGGAAGTAAGTCCAGTGACCACACCGGCTTCATTGGCGGTTGCTTCGTCCACGCCCTGATCCTGCAGCGTGAGCGACTCGTTCGCGCCTTGATCGAGGCCGAATGCTATCGGGCCTGCAATCGGCCCACCCATCAGGGTATAACCTACCGCCTTGCCGACTGTCTGCGTTGCCTGGAAAACAAAGTTGCTTGCCGCGCCTGTGGTCAGCGGGTCTGGTGTGTATTCGCGGATGCTGGATTTCAGGCTGTCATCGGTGAGGCGCTGGATGTCGGCTTTATGTGCATCCTTGGCAGTCGGTACGATGTCGCTGCGATAGCCTGTGCCACGGTCGCCAGCATAGAGGTTGAGTGCCCGCAATGCCCGGAAAGTTGCCGAGGGTGCGGCATCAATAACTGCGGTGCCTAGGTTGGCGAATGCTCCAGGCGATTCGGGTAATGGCTCACGCACTGGAACACTGAGGGTTGCTGCGGCTTCATCTTCGAAAGCATCATCAAACATTATTTCCTCAACTGGATAACAAGCGGTTGACCGTTGGCATGGCGTACAACATCAGCGCCGGCCTGCACGTAGTAACCGGATGGTGCGTTGCGTAGCGGCAAGGAAGGCAGGCGGGCGGTAAGGTCTTGCGCACTGATCGAGTGACCGGAAGCGATGAAGTCATTTCCGCCGAGGTCAGCAGGCTTGATTCTGGCAATCGCATCTTCCACGTCACCTTCATCAAAACCGCGAGCCGCTATCTTCTGGCCGTTATGATTGATGATGCTGCCGTTCGCAATCCTGATGGCGCGTTCCAGATCATCATCCCCTTCCGCTTTCAGCCCTGCATATATCTTGAATGTGGCATCAGCCGCCATGTCCATCGCAGGTTTGGATGAATACACACCGTTGAGCTCGGAATAAATTTGCGCACGAACGCCTGTTTCTTTCGTCTGGTCAATCTTCGCGCGCCCTTGCTCAAGTGCGTCGGCACCGTTCAGGTACATTTCGGAGATATGACGCCCGCGAGTGCTTACGAGGTCTTTCGATGCGAGGTAGGCAGCGGTTGATATGGTGTCGGAGACTTTGCCGAACTGGCCTGCGAGGGCGCGCATCTGAGCAGGATTGTTCACAGCCTTGGCGACTGTACTGAGTGCTGCGGAACGCTGCTTCGGGGGCAATGACTGAATGATGCTGGCGACCTGTTCAGCTTCTGCCGGCCGCAATGGGCTTTCCGGTTTTCCGGTCCACTGGCTGACGATCTGCGTTTGTTCGGCGCGTGTTGCGAGTTGCGCACCAAGCGTATTCACGTCGCCGATGTCCAAGGGTGCAATCGCGGGAATTACGCCGCGCTCAAGTGCTGCCTGATATGGGTCAGCCTTGATGTCGGCTTTCGTTTTCTGGTGCACCTGTTCGAACTGCGTGTACTGCTTTTGTTCTTCGGGTGTCCAGCCGCGTTTAGGGTCGTTGCCCTTAACCAGCAAGGCCTGCAGATTCTGCTCCTGTGCCTTCAATGGGGCTGCTGCGAACGAAACCTGGGCGGGAGCCTGCGCGAGCATTTCATTGACAGCCTTGGCGTATGGTGTGCCCTTGAGCTTCTGTGTGATCGAGGCGGTGTATTCAGGCGATGGATTCTTTCCGGCTGATACCAGGCTGACGAAGCTATCGAAGGTTTCCCGGTTCTGACGTTCAACCTTGGCGGCATGGATCTCGGCCCTGCGCTCTATGGTTTCGACCGAGCTTTCGGCATGACTCAGCAGGCGCAAACGGGTTTCGGGTTGCAGGTCTGCGAATTCTCCCTTCTTGAGCAACTTGAGCGTGCCGCGCGGGTCGGTTGCGATGCTTTGCGTCACGAAGTTGGCGGTCGTTTTCTCGTTGAAATCCTGCACCGCTTGAGTCATCTTGTCGGCAGTCATGCCAATCATCGGGCCTTGTGCTTCGATAACCTGCTTTGCCTTGAGTTTTGCTGTCTCTGGGTCACGCAGGCCCATGCGCGAGAGTTCTTCGAGGGTGATGTTCAGATGGCTTGCGACTTCCTGCTTGCGGTTGTTGTCGGCACTCTCCGCCAGTTTGCGAGACAGCTTGCCTTCAACACCTGAAAAACCAGCCTCAAGGATAGGCGTGTGGTCTGGGTCTATGCCCTCAAGTGATTTCTTGCGGATTTCAGCGGACTGCTTATTGAACAGGTCAGGCAGTTGGTCGCGGGTGATTTTTCCTTGCTCAAGGTCGGTGTTGAGCTGGTCATAAATCGCGTTGACCTCGTTTTCGTGTGTAACTTGCGCAGTCAACGCGCGAGCTCGGGCGGCTTCCTTCTCCGCTGCTTTGCGTTCAGCTTCCTGTTCACGCGCAATGCGCTCTTCTTCCTGACGTTGCCTTGCGGCTTCAACGTCCTGCGTGTGCTGAATGTCGCCCGCAATGGCCCTGGTTGTTTCGCCGATATTGGCAAGGGCGCGACCCGGGGCGCCAACACCGCCGACACCTGCGATGCCGGGAGAGGTACGAGGCACCGCAAACCCGAAATTACCGGTCTGAATTTTAGCCATCAGTTGATGTTCCTTTCTTCAACAGGGGCTTTTTTGGTTGTTTTCCAGCCCTTCGCGATTTGATAGCCTCCGGCCAGAAGCGAACCGCCAGCGTTGTAATAACTTGCAGTCTTGGCGTTCTGACCGGTGATCTTGTAGCCTTCGCCCTGTGCGTCCATGCGGTCGGCTTTGCGATTCCCTTCAAGGATTGCAGTGAGCGCATCTTCTTCCGCGTTCTGTCCGATGCTCTTGTTGATGAGTGCCGCACTGCCAGACCCTACATCAACACCTGAGGCGGCGAGTGACGCATTCGCTTCACCTTGTGTCAGCCTGGCGGCCTTGCGTATCTTCTCCGCATGAATCTGTGCCGCACTGCGTTCAGCTACCGCATCGGCTTCGGTCTGTTTGGCCTGATATTCGGCATAGGCGCTTTCCTGCCTGCCTTGTTGAATAGAGCCAAGCACAGAAACCGCAGTACCTGCGGCGGAAAGAATCATCGGTAATGCTGCAGCAGCGACGCACATATCAAATCCCCTTGGTAAACATCATGAATTCCCCGCCAGGCCCGACAGGTTTTTCATCTATCTCGAAGCCAAGCCACTTCAGCCAGCGGCGAGAGAGCTGATTTTCCTTGTGTACCATGTTGATGAGCTTGGGAAAGGTCTTTTCCATCAGGAATACTTCATCGATGGAGCCACGAACAAACCGCTTGGTGAATTGGGTAATGGCTGGCGTGGCGACCATGAAGGGAATGCCATGCCCCTTGATGTCATGTGGACAGACACCATACAGAATCACCGGCACATCATTGAGGGTGGCGACGCGCGACCAGGCTGCACACTCAAATGTTTCCATCACAAGCACTTCCGGCAGGCCTTGCTGCAGCGCACGCAGTTCCTTGAGGTCGTCAGGACGCAAGTTGTTGGCGATGAACCATGCATCCTTGCCGGTAGCGATGCGGATGGCGGTCTTAATCATTGACAGTCACCTTGCGGATCACGGCCAACACATGCAGAGGCAACGGCAAGTCTTGTGTGATGGTGATGGCCCCGCCTGACTTATCCCAGCCCGACAGGGTTAATTCTTTATCGCCAGTGAAGTGAGGTGCATCACGGTCCAGCAGATCGCTTCCGAATTTGCGGAAAGGTATCTGGTCGCCATTGATCTTGCAGCCGCTGGATTCGAGCAGGCGAACAATCGCTTTGCCGGTTCTTACTGCATTGCCTTGAGCGGTGCCCGTACCCGTTGGCACCTCTGCCGGCAGCATTTCGATTTCGGCCACAAACGGCAGGCCAATCTCAACCTCAAGGGCATCGCGCGGTAAAGTGATTTCGCCGGCTTCCACGGTGAACAAGCCCATATAAACACCGTCCGCCAATACGGCAACTTCCTTGCCTTCGAGGTGATCGAGGCCTGTCCAGGTGGCGGCTCCGCCAGCATCTTCACCGACAATTGCACTGTCGAGCCTGACGTCAATATCGCGCTTTTCAACATAGCGCACGGTATTGCCATCGATTTCACGCCGGATAATGGCCCATGTCTCTTCACCGTCAGGCACTGGCATGGTTGCCATGGCTTCTACTACGCCATCAGTATCGTGATGCGCCCAGGCAGTGACCTTCTCTTCGCGGTCGAGCGTCAGGCTTGCGTAGGAACCGTCAGCCAGAATCAGCCACATGAGCGATTCCGGTTCTTGCTCGTAGGTCATGCCGACGATACCGAGCTTTGCGATGTGGTCGGAGATTTTGGAAACATCAGCTGCATTGAAGCCGTCAGAATCCAGCTGATAGCTGGTCGCCATCAGTTTCTTGTTGGCGCGGTGCACATAGAAAATTTCATTGCCGACACGAAGAGGACGGACGCGGTTTGCACCGTATGGCGCCTGAGACTTGATTTGTACATTGGTCGGGGTGATCGGCTTCTCAATGCCGCCGGCAAGCGAGAATTCCCCGGTCTGACTGAGCGCGAGTAGCTCTTTGAGCTTCACCAGATGCAACAGCTGGTCCTGCGTTTCAGCCACCTTGAACAGAAATGCTGCATCGTCAGCCGTGCCAAGCGTGAAATCGAGGTATTCAGCAGTCTTGCTGCCTGCTACCGATTGCGGATGCCCGGGAGATCCGGCCAGTATCAAGCGTTGCTGATGCAGTGTTACGGTTGAAGGGTAGCCATCATCAGCATTCCAGATAGAGCTTTCCAATGTCCACGACAGGGCAGGGGCGGCGGCAGTGGCTGAAAGTACAACCTTGATAACCGCATCTACCACGAGGGCGCTTGTGATGGCGGTTATCTCGCACAGTCCGCCGTTAATCCTGACCATCTTGCCGACATCATCTGAACGCCAGCCATTTGCAGCGAGGGTGAGAGTTATCGCAGTACCGACAGGATCCTTGGCAGAAGGCGTGCAAGATGTGTGAGGAGTTCCGGTCAGTGTCCATTCACCGGAAGAAATACTTGTGCCGCTGAATGCAATGATGATTTCGCACGTCACCACAGTTGTACTGGTGAATCCAGTGATGACGGCCAGGCCTGCGCCAGAGGTAATCTCTCGGCCTACATCCCCAGCAAGGAACTTCGCCACACTTGCAGTGAATGTGCGCCCGGTGCCGACTGTTGCAGCAGACAGTGTTAAGTCTGCGGCTGGCTTAATGCCCAGCTCATCAAATGGCTCGACAATGAACGGCGTCGGTGACAAATCCCATAGTGCATGCCCGAACCTGCGCAGCCGTTGCGTAGGTACTTCCTCATGCGTGATGAACATCGTATCGGCGGCCTGCTCGAAATCAATGTTCGCCAGCATGGCTTCAGTGAATGGGCTGCTGATTTCATACGGTACGCCCGGGGATGATTCGACCTGTGCGCCGTCCATGAATACGCGCATGTACTGGTCACCGAACTCCAGCATGTAGGATTGATCGATGTTGAAAACGAACGGCACCAGTACAGCACGCTTATCCGCATGTTTGGTAGGTGCCTTGTAAAGCCAGCCGCCGCGATCCTTGGCGCCACCATGAATAACTGGCGTCATGTTGCGCATGCGCTTGACAGCGTTGTTGTAGCGCTCGATGTCAATGCGGCCATACAGCCGAGGGCTCAATTCCCCAGCTGTGAAATTGGTCTGGATGATGGTGACGCGAGGCATTAGAACCTGCTTCTAAGCAATGGGAAGTCGCCGAAATCCTCTGGCGGGTCTTCTATACCGTCCACGGCGCGGGCGGTTTTCAGTGCGTCGTTAACCTCTTTGACACAGGCTTCCTTGAGCGAGGTGGATTGCGTCACTGGGTAGGCGAGCGCTGCGGCCATGGCTTTTTCCATGCAATGAATCAGCATTGCATCCCAGCTGTTCACTTCGATATTGCGGAAGATGTAGCGCAGGTAGAGGACATTGGTGTTGGCCAGAATCTTCATGTTCTCGGTTACATGGTCGATGTCATCGCCAGGCTCCCCGATGGACAGCGTACGCAGCCAATCGCCGGGTAAAGTAAACTGATAGGAATAGCCGAATGCTGGAGGCGTTTCGTCAGGCGATAGTGCTACACGTTTAACAGCGCAGTTCCACGGATGCGACCGCAGAATGAAGTCGCGCACGGAAGGAAACAGATTCGCAGCGCGTTCTGCGTTGTCGTTTGACTCTTCGAATGAACTTAGGGATTTATCCCCGAGAGAGAGGTAAGCGTTAGAGCAGATGGAAACGGCGCTGGCCATAGTTTTACCCCATGTTGTGAAACCGGGGGCACGCGGCCCCCGTGTTAAAGCAACCTGAAATTAATCAGGTGTGATGACTTCGACTTCGATACGAATCTGCGCGTTGGCACCAGGGGTACCACCGCCAAGCGTTGCATACACATACGAAATCTGATCGGTCACATACTCGGCACCATCCTTCACCAGAGCGCCGTTATTCAGCACAGTGCGGGCGGCGGCGGTTGCTACATCAACAGCAGCGGCGATACCGTCCGCATCGATGGCAGTGCCGTTTTTGTCGCGCAGGCCGACATCCAGCGTGATCGACGTGCCCATGTCCTGATGCGAAGCGTAAGAACCGCACAGGATCCGGGTGCCGACTGGCAGAGGTACAGGGCTGGCGATGGTATCGTTTTGCGCCCAGGTAACAGCTGCCGGTGAGGTAATGACAATCACACGCTTTTTGCCAAGGGCTTCATGCGGTGCGAGTTTCGAATTCGCCACCAATTTGGCGGCTTGACGGGAGACTTGTTCAGCCATGATTCCTTACTCCTTTAAAAATTGAATGGGTTCAGCGGTGAAGCCCGGTTGCCCGGGCCTCAATCGCTTATTGGAAGGCGATCTCGACTACGCCTTTTTCCTCAACCCGTACAGCACCGTAAGAACCAGCCATGGAAACCTGCATGGTGTCTTTCTTGTCGCCGCGGCGTTGGGATTTGCCTTCCACGAAGCCAGTACCGCGATGAATCGCAGACTTCGCCCAGGCAACTGCGTAGTAGGTTGATGCGGAGAAGGTCAGGCCCTCGTAAGGAACCCACTTGAAGCCCATCCACTTACCGGAAACGTCACCGTCCTGCAGCATCTTGACGGCCATGTAATCGGCACTGGTCAAGGTGGTATCAGCCAGGATGTCTTCCAGCATTTCACCGTTGAAGGTGATGTAAAGTTCTTCGCCGTTGTGCTCATCGAGCTCATTGGTCCGGAACAGCTTCTTGGCCTGGATCAGCTTGGCCTTGGTAAAGCCGGTACCGCCGTGAGCGATCTTCTGGCCAGAGGTCAGCGCGACCAGCGAGCCGTCCTTTGCCTGCGAGTTACCGCGCAGAGCTGCGTACAGGATTGCATCCTTACGGCGATTCCATGCGGCCAGCAGGGAATCGGTGTATGCACCGTTCGGGTTGGCGAGGAGCTTCGGCTCGTCAGCACGATCCACCGGCAGGGCTTGATAGAAATCTTTCATCAAGGCAACGCGGGTGGAATGATCGGACTCGGACCATTGCGTGTCACCGTGCCGGGTGTTGTTCTCTGGCGTATCTTCCAGGGCGGCAAGACGGTTAGCGGTGAAGGATTCGCCGGTGATGTTGCCGCGGTCATGCGCGGCGATTTCAAGGCGGGATTCCTTTTGCTGTGACAGCAGGCGGATATTGCTATCGAACTGCTGCACAAAGGCATTGGTGATGGTGGTAGAACCTACGCCGACCAAGGCGACACCGGCCATTGCATCAGCAGGCATAACGCCAACAGATACGAGAGCGAGCGCCAGCGCGAGGCCTGCGAGTTGCCACTTGTTGCTTTGAATGTATGCTTTCATTTTTTTACTCCTGAAAAAGAATTGGTAAATTCGCCTTCAGGGTGTCCGTTGGAGCGGGCCTGTTCGCCAGTTCGGCATCGGCTACCATGCTGAACCTGTGAGCTTTAACGGGTGTCTGCGCGCTACCGCAGGCCGATGCCCGCAATAGTCGCGCAAGGTGAGTGTCGGTTTCCCGACTATTTGGAATTACAGAACTGGTGCGTCGCCGTACTTCTTGGCGTAGAACTGGCGAACCTGCTCGCTGACCTTGGCATGATCAGCATGCTTGGGATTGCGATAGGCCTCAGATGCCTGCAGGGCTTCGATTGAGCTGTCACCGCTTCCACCACCTGCACCATCATTCGGAATCTTGTCTTCGCCCATTTCCTTACTGACGGCCGCCATGATGCGCATGAATACCGGATTGTTGGTCAGGCCGCTGGATTCCATGTCATCAAAACTGACGCCGACCTTCTCACCGAACCCGACAGCAGCGCGGTAGGCACCTTTCACGCCGGCATTGAATTCCTCTTCGGTCTTCCATGTTTCCTTCAGTGATTCCGTCGCGGCTTCTGGAGTGAAGTTATTGCCGGATGCCAGCTGCGGAAGAATGCCCGCATATTGGTTCATCACGAAATCGAGCTGCTTCTGCGTCATGCCGACCGCATGCGCATCAGCGAGGAACTGCTGCATTTCGGGTGCGTCGGAGGCCACGGCTTCCTTGAACTCGTCTGGCACGTTGATCTTGTATTCAGTGGGAGCGGATGGGGCGGCATCACCGGAACCCAATTTCTTTTCCAGATTGGTGTGGCCTTCCGCCAGTTTGCGTGCGGATGCTTCGATGTCGAATGTGCCATCTTCCTTGCTGACGCGGTATTTCTCGGGGATCAGTTCATTGATTGCGGTTGTGGTACCCGCTGCACCGGCTAATACGGATCCAGCGCCGCCATCGCCTTGACCACCTGCCGCACCTTCACCAGTACCAGAACCGCCACCTGCACCGCCTTGCGTGCCGTCACCGGCTTCGTTCATGAAATAAAACAACCTACGCATTCTCTTGTTCATTCTCTTCTACTCCGTTGGCTTGATTAATGCGGTTAATGAGGAACTGCACTACGTTGTTCTGTCCCGCGTTGAAATCGGTCTGGCGCGCACCTTCGAGGCCACCGGGTACGTATGGATTGCGTCCAAACCTGCGAATGAGCTCATCGAGAATGGCCGCGCCTCGGCGGTCATCTTCGAAAACGTCCTTGTAAAGCTGGGGTTGTAACGAGTCAGGCATTTAAACCTTATGCGGCCATGGATTTAATTGCGGCGCTTCCTGCTTCTTGCGTGAGTGCCTGCGTCTGCGCAGCTTGCTGTGCCTCTTCCTGCGCTTCCTTCTTGGCTTCGCGCAGACGGCTGACATCTTCCTTGGTGCGCATGACCTTGGCCGGAGAACCCAGAGCATCACTCACCAGGCGAATCGCTTCGTCATCGTCCAGGTTGTCAAAAATACTTGCGTCACCATTGGCGGCGGCAATCGCACCGGCATTCGCATACAGACGTTCAATCGCGGTCACGTCTTCGAGTTTTTGCGCACGGGCTAGCGGGGAAACGTACTTGATGGTGAATGAACGATTAACCAGTGAATCAGGGGCGCGGCCAAACACGCCGGCACGGTAGGCGAGGCCGAAGCAGCGGGTAATCAGTACCTGCAGGTATTCAGCCTGCATACGGCCATAGACAGGGCCAAGCAGTTGCCGGATGAGACCGACGCGCACATGCACTTCGGTTGCAGTCATGGCGGGGCCATCCTGCGGCTGCAGCTGGTCAGACATCAGAATCTTGCGGATGGAAGCCTGCAGCTGTTCCTTCTTGGTGAAGCCCACATTGAAATCAGCGCTTGATTTCAGTTCCTTCATGCTGTTCACGCTGTTGGCGACGATGACTTTACGCGCGCCCAGCTTGATCGATTTGGGATTCAGTACGCCATCATCTTCGGCAATCCACATGCCGCCCAGCGCGATGTCCAATGAGGCCAGCTCCAGCCGGTTTATCTCATTGAGCTCCTTGACATCAGGGAGCGCGTCGAACATGGGTCCGACAGCGTAATCCGAATTCGGAATAAGCATCCAGCGTGGTACGACGCACGGGAATTCGTGATAACCACTCTCGCGCAACGGCTTCTTGCTCTTGCATTCAACTGTGACCGATGCAAACGGCAGGTTCTTCGCAAGCCTGGCATTCGAAACACTGATCTTGCGCGGGTATATCGCATGAACGAGTTCAACCTTTTCATCGTATTTCTGTTCGGTGTAATTGTTGCGGACAGCATCGCTGACGTTATCCAGGCCGAATTCGTTGACGCATTGCTCGACAGTCAGGGTGTAGGGCCGATAAACCGTATCGATGAGCCCTCCCTTTTTGCTGGCTGCAACGAACACGCCTGAGATATGCCACAGCTGGAAGTTCAGGCCGCCGTTCTCTTCATCCTCTTCCACGTACATGCAGAACCAGCCGGCATCTACCAGATCGAGCATGCACTCAAAGCCTACGGCATCGAAATTGGATGCGTGGATGTTTTCCCACAGAGTCTTAGCGGATGCACCGAGCCAGCGCTTTTCTTCTTCGGATTCGTCGCCGCTGTCCAGTTCGAACCAAATGGAGTTCGCCGGGGTGAGTCCACCCATGATCGAGGATGCGAGGATGCGGCAGGAATCTGTAGAAGTCGCATCAAGCAGTTCAGCACGTTTGCGCTTGGATGTCTCGGCATCGTAGATGTGCCCCATGAAGCCGGAGCCGCGTATCGGGTGGGAGTAGTCGTAACATTCCTGCCAGGTGTTTTCATGCGGCTGACGTGCCGCACGTAGCGTTGCCAGCCTGCGGACTACCTGAGAGCCAATATCACTGTCCATCAGGCACCCAATTCAGATTTGCCGTAGGAAAGCAGACTGTTTCCCTTGTTGGCTGGTTTAGCTGCTTCACCCTGGCTCAACACCGACCGCTTGGAAGGTAATTTTGAGCGGGACAACGGATCCCAAGCGGATGCTGCTATGTTCGGATTGTCTGGGATGTGAGAAGCAAGCGCTTCCCTTGACCGCTTTTCACCGCCGCGCAAGGGCGTAGTGATTTTCTCGTACAGTTTGTCCCGATCAGGATTCATGCCGCACATGATTAGCCTCCGAGCTCCTGCTTGCCGCGAGCCATCACGGAAGAGGTCGTGGCTTCACCCTCAACACCTTGCGCACCAGTGGCAAGCAGACTGTTCTGCCGCAGATTCTTCTTGCGCGCAACAGCCTCGGCATTGGCCTTAGACGCTGCCTGCGCTTCTAGCTTTGCCTGGTCTGCAGCCGGGTCCACCTGCACGACCTTGGGTGTTTTGGGTTTGCTCTTGAAGGGATTGCCGCACATGATTTATTTCGCTGTTTCGGGCTTGACTGGGACTACCCAGCCATCGAGGGTCAGCACGGCGCGTTGAAGCTTGGTTGCATCAACATCATCGGCGCGCATCTTGGAGTAATCAACTGGACCTGCAACCTTGCGCTGTGGCTTGGCCGGTGCCTTCTCTGGTTGAGTCGCAGCAGGTTCTAGCGCAGGCGGAGCTGTCACTACTTCAGCGCTAGCCGTATCGGCGTTGTCACTAGCTCCAGAATCAGCAGCGCCGGTACCGTTGCCATCACCAGCAGAAGCGCTTTCGCCTGCATTCTCCTGAGTTTGCGCGGCATGTTCGTCACCTCCTTCCGAGGCTTGAGTTGTGTTCTCTGCGGCTGCGGGTGCAGCGCCTGGGGTTTGAACTTGATGATTGCGAGCTTTGCCGGGTGCTTTTGTCATTTGCGATGATCTCCTGAAGGGGTGAGGATGATTCGGACATGCGCAGTATCCCGTCAGGCCATAGTCGGATTCCTGACTATTTTGCGAATCTTGATGACGCCTACCATGGGCACATGATCGAAGTCGTTGCCGGTTTTCTGCTGCCAGTAGTTCAGGAACAGTTCCCCGTCGCGGAACTTCGGTTCAGCCCCGATGTTCTTCCAGCCCAGCAGTGTGCTACGGGGTATTTTCAGGTCGGCATTGATCTGATCGATGGAAATGCCCACGGCCTTGAGGTCCGCAAAGATGCGGAACCAATCAATGCGCGGATGGGCTCGGTAGTCCATGGCTATATCAAAGCCGCCTGTGGTGAGGCCAACTGCAGAGGCCTGATGGTCATCACAACGCGCGCCTCACCATCCGGTTCCATGCGCGCGGAAGTGATGCGACGGATCCATTTGTCATCAACAATCGCGATGCCCTTGATTGCGTCGAATAGCACCTTGTTCACGTTATCCAGGTCCAGGCATTGCACGTCATCGTCCCAGCTGTCGGGATTCTTCTGCATGCGCTTGGCGTAGTCCTGCGGGCGCTTTGGGAACAGCTTGATGTCGATCTCCACACGGCCGCTGATGGGCTGTTTGATGCCGGCTGCCTTGCACATGTGAGCGACCTGCGCCTTGTAGCTTCTGGCCTCTGGGCTAACGGTTGTGACTGGTGCTTTGAAGCCTTTCGGCATGAAGGTGCGCCAGTAGCGATTCGCGCTGATGGGATAGGGCAGGGTTAGGGTGATACTCACTGAACCACCTCCACAAACGCTTCACACTCTTCCAGCGCGTAGAACGATGCCCAGCGCTGATTCTTCACCGGTAATGCGGTGAACCTTTCGCAGCGGTATTTGCGTTCGCAGTCGATGCCCTGGCATTTCTCAAACGCGTGCGCGCGAGGGGCTTGCACAATGCCGGCAGCACTCACACCCATAGCGAGTATCCTTTCCAGCCTTTGCAGATGCGTGCCACAACGTACGGAATCAGCTTCCGGTCAGCCGGGCAGCGCCAATAAGTTTTCAGGTCTTGCATCGTTGAGCCCTCCATTGCTGAATCTTTGCATGCTGCGGACTCTTCGCGTTGTGGTCCCATGGCTGACTCGAGCATTCGGTGTATGTCCTGCCAACAGGGAAGCCAGGCGTTGCGAGTGTCACGTTCGGCAACGTTACCTTGAGCTCGAACTCTCCGAACACATTGCGGAATTCGCGCAGCGTATCGAGCATGTCTTTTTGAGGGTCAGAGAAGGTCATTTGCGGCCCTCTTTCTTGTCGATCGCCGCAAGGATTTCGAACTTGGTTTTGCCCGTGGTGTGCACTTCAAGCTCTCGGGCTTTGGCCATGATCTGAACGTCATCAAAGCGCCATGTCTGGTCATTGGGCTTCGCAGTTTTCCCCTGGGTCACCACGGCGTTGGCTGCATCCGCTCGCATGCCTTCCACCATCGCTAGCAGGTAGGCGAACTTCTTGCCCTTGGCCTTGCAGCTATGAGCCGCGTTCTCGAATTCCTCCTGCGTTGCACCTGCTTCGATGAGCTTCAACAGCAGCGGGTGTGATGGGTTCACGTCGACAATGCCGATGGCTTTGATCGCCTTGCAGACGATTCCGGGTTGAGCACGCGCAACCCCTTCGCCGGATACTTGAGGTAGCGTGTCCTTTAGAGGTGGTTTTATAGAAGATGTAGATGTAGATGTAGAGCCGTCACCTAACCCATCACCAAAGGGGGGCTTTGGTGTGACCTTTGGTTGGGGCTTTGGTGGTTGCTTTTGTGGATTATTCTCATCGTCAAAGCGGGTAGTTTGTCCGCGCTTTTGACGAATGTATTCATCACGTACAAATCGACTGCAGTACCAAATAGGTCCGCCGTTATTCGTGACTAAGGTGACTGGTTCACCATCTTTGCCAGCATGCCGAGGCGTGTATATATAAGGCTCTGCGTCCTTATCGCCACCCTTGAGAACGTTCTTTTCAACGAGCTCTTTGACAAGGCGCATAGGAATGTTTGCAGCTCTCGCCAAGTCAGCCAGCGGCCAGCGGCATACACCGTACTCATCGAAATCATGGAGCAGGCAGAGAATGTCTATCCAGGCACCGCGAGCGGCTTCTGAACAGCGGCGAAGTTTGGCGTTATTACGCCAGTCGGCAGGGTAAAACTGGAAGGCAGGGCGCTTCATGCAGCACCCCGCCGTGTGATTTTATGGGCTAGATTTCTTTCAGCAAATCCTGCATTTTCTTGATGACTTTGCGGACCTCTGACTTGGGGATGGCAACGATATGATCTTCCGATCCGTACCTTCCCTCTTGTCGCAGGACAATGTTCTTGTAGGGATTGATATATATTGCTATCGCGCTTTGGTTCTGAACTATCACCTCCCCGTCTTTTTCGGCATCCTCCCAGCGAAACTCGATTGAATCGTCGTCCTCGGCTGGGTTCTTGACTGGTTCCTTGGCCATGTTTGCCCTCCCCTGTGAATGGAATAGAAATCATAGCCAATAAATCAATTTCTGAGGAATTCATGCGGCCACACCTTGATCACACAAGCCATAGGATGAGCTGCAGCCGCCTACATCTTCCAGTTGGTCGAAGAAGTTGAATTGCTTGCCGCCGCGGGAAGTTTTGGCCCAAGTGATGACGCTGTAGATGTTGTGCGCTTTGGCCTGATCTGGAGTGATGCCAGGAGCTGGAATGAATGTGGCGGCCTGCCGTTTTGATGCTTGAGCCACCAGTTCTTCCCACATTGAAATGCGCGCTATATGCTCAGGGAAGCGCTTCGAAATTTCATTCAGCTCAGCCTTGTTCACATTGATGCACGGCATACATCCAACACGGCCCATGCCTTGCAGGTAGAGCGGATTCGGTTGAATGGCCCATTCCCTGCAGTAGTCAAAGACCTGTTCAGCAGTCCACTCAACAATCGGCCTGAATATCCATAGGCCCTTACCTACACGCTCAAACTTCTTGGCATAGCGGCGGTTCAGGCTTTCATCCCGGCGCACCCCTTGCCAGCTGACAACCTGATGCCCTTGGTCGATTAGATCCATCTGGAATTCCACAGCCATATCCCGTTTGAGATGTTCAGTGCAGAACTGGGCCTTCCGGCTTGGAAAACGACCTTTCCATAGGCACAGGTCAAGGAATGGGTTGCCAGTAGGCTGCAGCACAGCAAGAGCACGTCGCTTCGCCTTGTTGCTCCAGCGCATGCGTCGGCCATTCTTGCGGCCGGTACGCATATCGCGGGCAATGAACATGCGCTTGTTGGCGATCTGTTCAGAAAAGTCGGCCTTGAGCCGGTGAATATTCACGCCGAGCGCTTCTTCCAGGTAACCCAAATACTCATACACAGCTTCATGCTCGTTGCCGGTATCGCAGAAGATTGGGATGACGCTCTCATAGCCGCATTTCACAAGTGCCAGCTGCAAGGTTGCGGTGCTATCTTTGCCGCCAGAGACTGAAACGACGTGTTTGATCAAGCCGCCTCCGCTTCTGGAACTTTAGGCACCTCAAAAGAGAACACCAGGTTCAGCTTTTCATGTGCCCACTTGAGAGAGAACTGCACTAGCGTTTTGTAATCATGGCTGGCGTCATCATGTTCCTTGACGGGCTGGGTATAGGTTTTACCCGCGATGGTGTACGTATTGACCCCGTAGAAATCCTCTGTGATTGCCCGGCGAACCTGCTCCGTCGATAAGCGCAGCTTGTGCGCGATCTCGCGACAAATCTGGCTGAATTGCTTGGAAGGATTTGTGGCCGCAATGAGCATCAGAACAAACCTGCCTGCTTTGCAGGTAACTGCAGGGCAATAGCATTAATGCCGCTCACTGAGCATTTGCGCTTGTGCGGTAATTCGATAACTTTGCCGGCTTGCACCAAGCTATTAACTCGCGCGCTCATGGTGCTGGTTTCCATATCCAGAGCAGAGGCCAACTCCCTGCGCGTAAAGCTGAGGTGTCTGTTATCGTCCATCAGGTTGAGGATCATGGTTTCTTGAGTGCCAGCTTTACCGGAGGTCTGAACAATGTCGTGTGCATCGAGACTGGTCTCTCTGATATTGGTGTGAAGCATTTTCTGTCCCTCTGTGGCCTAACGTACGGATACGGCTTGAACTGCTTTGCTTAACTGCATACTTCTCGGCTTATTCCGCCTACTTGTCGTAGTTGTAAAAATCCTCGGGATAGTCAGCTGCTTCGGCTTCCCACTCGGCCCATTTCCAACGAACCATTTCCCAGAGCATCACGCCCACGTAAATGACGGCTAGGATGATTACCATCGCAATCACTATCTCGGCAAAGCTGTAGTCGTTCATTTCCCCGCTCCTATGCAATAAGCCCGCTCTTTTCCATGCGTGCCGCCAACTGCTGCATGTACTTTTGAGCTTCGATAAATTCCCGCTGCAACCTGACCTTTTCGTTGTCTGGATCTACTGGCTGCGGATCGCTATAGCCGGATTCACGGCTGAGATAGTTGATGGCTGCATGACAGCCACGCTCGCGGCCCATGCGTAGGAGGAAAATCACTTGTTCAGGTGAGAGCTTTTCAACTCGGCCTTCATTCAGGCAGGCAAGCAGTAACCGATGAGCTGCGTCGGGTGTCTTTTCTGGCCAAAGTTTGCAGGCCACAGCCTTTGCCCCTCCACACGCCTTCACAACCGCGTCAAGCGCGTCGTTAAAGGTTTCGTAGAACAAAGCGTCTTGCGTCATTTCGTCCCCTTACAAATTTTTTGTAGTCGTTTGTATAGATGAGCTACAGGCAAAAAAATATGATGCTCACCAGTTGAGCTTGAGCATCGTTGGAATAAAAAACCGCCGCCCATAGGGGCACGGCGGAGGGAGGAGCCAGCGATGGCGCGTTGGCAGGAAATCATGCTGCCGTCCTGTGTGAAAGGTCGGCCAGGAATATATCTGGATGGTCGAGTTTTACCTTTGGAGGAATGCCGCGTTTGGTCCAATTGAACACACGCTGCGTTCCTGATTCATCGGAATAGTCGAGCAACTTCGCAACACTTGCCGGCCCACCTAGCGACTCGATCAGCTCTGCGTCCTTCTCAACCTGAGTTTTAACAGTTGTCGTATTCATAAACACGGATGTTAAACACAGTGTTTAAGTTTTGCAACTACTTTCGATAAACGGAGCGTTTAACAAATTGTTGAGCCTTGCCAATAGACTAGAGCCCATGGGGATCGAGTATAAAAACGGTATAAAAGAGGACATGGCTCGCCTATATGACGCGTCAAATCACTTTCATCCGGAATTCAGGTTCAAGGCCGAGCTGGCCAGACTCTTAAACACTTCCGAGCAGGTTCTGACGAATTGGGAATCGCGCGGCATATCCGACAAAGGGATAGTCGAGGCATCCAAGAAGATGACCGGACTGAATACCGCTTGGCTCAAAACAGGCTTCGGTCGCATGACAGTGGAGCGGACAGAGGCTGCTCTACTCAACCCCATCATTGATAGCGATACGGATTTTGTCGGTATCCAGCGCGTCGACCTGAAAATATCGGCCGGCGTTTCCGGCTACGCGGTCGAATACCTAGATGGTGAACGGGATCCGATATTCTTCCGTCGCGCCTGGATGCTGAAGAATGGATTCAAGCCGGAGAAGCTCTTTGCTTTAGAAGTCCATGGCGAAAGCATGATCCCGAGTCTGTGGGAAGGCGATATTGTCGTAGCGAACGCAGCTGACACCAAGCCCATCGATACAGAGGTGTATGCCGTCAACTATGAAGGTGAACTGGTAATTAAGCGGTTGGTACGTGAGGCCGGAAACTGGTACCTGTCATCCGACAACTCAGACAAACGCAAATACCCGAACAAGCTCTGCCATGAGCATTGCTATATTATTGGCCGGGTGATCTACAAACAGAGCGAACGCATTTGAACCAGTATCCATACATAGGCCAAGCCGTTGTCTCCATCCTGGTGCTAGCCGGTGCAATGCTGGCGGCTATTAGGATCCCGCTGGCCGCTGCTGTGTTCAAGTTGCTATTCCTTGTTATGTGGGGATTGATGACCTTCGGCGCATTTCTTTATGTGGTGTTCGCGATGCACTTGCCAGCCGGGCACTACATTCAGGCTGCAGCAACCTTGTTGCTTTGGGCGGCTGTATCTTTACCCTGGCTCTTTATTGGGTACCCGCAAATCTTGATCACCATAAAGCAGATAAGAAGGGGGTTCACTATATGAAGTTGATCACCGCTTTAATCATCCTCGCCATACCGTTGAGCGCTGCAGCAGAGCGCGCATTTGAAACAAAGGAGCAGGCCACAGAGCGCCGAGCTGCCGAGCAGTATCAGCAATATGAAGATAATGACTACCAGCAACCGCTTGGCGGTTATAGCGGCAACACCATCAATGAGCCTATAAGGTTTGACCCGCCGGACAACAGATATGAAACCCAGCGGGCAGAACCTTACGGTACTTGGCAGGATCGCGCGAAGCGTTAAGCTAATCCACTCCACTCAACCCGCTTCGGCGGGTTTTTTGTTGTCCATCGTTTAAGAAATTTACACAATAGTTAAACAAAGTGTTTGCATTTATTAAACACAGCGTTTAATATATTACCCATACCGTAACTAAAACGATATGGGGAAACAGATGCAACTCTTTGACGAACACGGCTTTAGCACACAGTACGGACAGCCAATTCTCCGCGCTGTAGTTCCGCAAGACCTGCATGAGCATCACGTGTTGGCATTCAAGGATCGCGCCTTGATGGCCGACATTCGCAAGCTCAACGACATTTCCCCTGAAGGATTCAATCGCCGGTTCGTAGCACAGGCTGATGAGAATCGTGCGCGTGGCTGGAGTAACGACTGATGATTTCCCTCCGCGACCCAAAGCTGGATTCCATCATCAACGAACTCCGCGCATGCCAAGACATTCTTGCCACCGAGAACGCGCGTCCGATGCACATTGATTCCAAGCCAGCGCTGCCTACGCGCTATCGAACCTGTCCATGCGGTCACCGCAACGAATACCGCACCATCTGCAAGAAGTGCGGGAAGGAGCTG